GCACCTGGGAGGAGCAGCCCAAGACGCCGGGCGATCCGAACTGGCGTCCACGGCGAGATGCCGACATTGCATTCTGGGTCAACTGGCGAGAAAGCGGAAACCGCTTGTTCGTGACGCCACGGGTGTGCATCGGCCACGGCGAGTATGTCTTCACATGGCCGGGCAAAGACCTGGGCAAGCCCGTCTATCAGCACGCCACCGAATACTGCAACACGATGCAAAAGCCCGAAACTGCATGGAGCGTGCCCCAATGAAGAAACTAAGGATGCTGCGTTCGTTCCGAAGCTACCGCCCCGGGCAGGTCGTGGAGATCCCCGGCGGCTTGGCGGCAGAACTGATCGCCAAGCGGTTCGCGGTGGAGGACCGGCAGCAGGAGTTGATCGAGACGGCCGCCGTCGAGCACGACGCGGAGACGGCCGACGCCACGCCCAAGCGGAGACGCAAGAAGTGAAGTACCGCAGCCTCAGCCGCCAGACGCCCCCCGCCGTGGAGCCCGTGACGCTCTCCGAGGCGAAGGCCCATTGCCGCATCGACGGCAACGCCGATGACGCCTACGTGGCCAGCCTCATCACGGCGGCCCGCGAGTGGTGCGAGCAGTATCTGGATCGCACGCTCGTCTACACGCAGTGGGCGATGAGATTCGACCGATTCCCACCGGACGGAACGCACGACATCGAGCTCCCCCGCCCGCCAATGGCGACCGCTGGCACAGCCACGGCCGTCGCCCTGACGTTCACATTCCAGACGGGCGAGACTGCCACCTACTCGTCGGCCAGTTACCGCGTAGATCGGCACAGCACGCCGGGGGCCGTGAAAGCGTTGTACGGCCAGACGTGGCCCCCGCACCTGCAAGACGACAACGCGATCAGCGTGACGTGGTGGGCTGGCTACGGGGCCAGCGGCACCGACGTGCCCGCCGCGATCCGCCACGCAATGCTGATGCTCGTGGGCTTCTGGTACGACAACCGCAGCACGGTGCTCGTGGGCTCGATCTCCAAGGAGCTGGAGTTCGCCGTATCGTCCCTGCTCGACTCGCAGAAGTGGGGCTCCTACCGATGATCGATGCCGGGAAGCTCCGCGACCGCATCACCGTCCAGATTGCCAGCGGCACGACCAACGCCCTTGGCGAGACGGTACTGGCGTGGAGCAATTCCACAAGCGTCTGGGCAAGCGTGGACGGCGTGACCGCTCGCGAAGCTCTGACGGCTGGCCAGCAGGAGGTGAGCGTGTCGCACAAGGTGCGGCTGCGGTATCTGCCGGGACTCACGCAACAGATGCGGTTCGCATGGCGGGGCCGCACGCTGGAGATCGTGAGCCTGCTGGAGCACGGCAACCGCAGCGAGCACGAGGCCATTTGCACGGAGAACGTCGGCTAATGGCCGTCGCGGGCATCAAGATCGACTTCGACGACGCCCAACTGGAGAACCTCCGCAAGTCGCTGCGCGATCTTTTCGGCCCCAAGGAACTTGCCCCGATCCTCGGCGAGGTGCTGGAGAAGGCCATAAATCCTGCGTACATGCGGCTGCGGGAGGTCGCGCCGGTCGGCCCGACCGGCAACCTGAAACGGGCCGTGAACCAGAAGGTGAAGATTTACAAGAAATCCGGCAACGCGGTCGGCCTCATCGGGTTCAACCAATCCGGTCAGGGCAAATCCCTCGAGATGACCGAGGGCGGCGTGAAGATCGGCCCTGACCGAGCCTTTCACCAGTGGTGGATTGAGAACGGCACCAAGCGGCGCGAAGTCACCAAGGTGGCCAACAAGCCATACAGCCGCCGCAGCAAGCTCGGCAAGGTGCATCAGGTCAGCGGGCAGAACTCAGTGATCGCATCTAGCCAGGCGAGGTATGGCAAGTTTCAGATCAAGCCAGACCAGAAGGGCGGATTCACCACCGATCCGCAATACCCGAAGGCGTTTTTCAAGAAGGCGAAGAAGGGCGAGACGCTTATCATTGACCCTACGCCGAAGGGCGGCATCGACGGCCAGCCACCAGTGGCCACGGCTTGGCGGGAGTCGCAAGGCAAGGTCGCCTTCATCCTCCAGCAGGAACTCCGCGTATCGCTGGAGCAGGCGCTCTCGACGCTGGTGTTTCGCACGAACGGCACCGTGAGCAACAGCAGCTAACTGCAAGCAGGGCGGCTCGGCTGTCACGCTAGGGGTATGTCGCTGAAATCCCCAGAGGCTGTTGCCCGCTCTGCCCTGGTGGCCGATACCGCCGTGGCGGCCTTGCTTGGCAGCCGCGTCTTCCCGGTGCTGGCCCCGGCTTCGGCGGCCCTGCCGTTTGCCACCTATCGCCGCTCGGGCGTGCTGCGTCAGCACACTCTCTCAGGCCCGATGGGCATGCCCACAGTGAACATGGCGCTCGACCTCTACGCCGAAACGTATGAGGCCGTGCGGGACTTGGCAGACAAATGCCGAAAGGTTCTGGATGGGTACGGGGCGACCTTGAACAATGTGGAAGTGAAGCACGTCAGTCTTCAGAACGAGGCTGACGGTTTCGTGCAGTTGGCGGGCGGTGAGCTTCCGCCGGTTTATTCGGTATCACAAACCTACGCAATCCTCTGGCAGGAGATTTGAAGCATGTCCGCAACGCCCCATGATGGTGCAGGAACCGTCTTCACGTTCGGTGGAACGGCCTTCACAGTCACGAACATCGTGTATGCCCTCACCGATCCGGCGACCGAAGACAAGATCGACGTTTCGCACCTTGGCCTGACGACGGGCAACAGCGTGGCGACCATCGACCGACCGCTCACTGGTTCGGTTTCGGACACCGGCCGCGAGGTGACGATTGAGTATCTTGGCAAGAGCGTCATCGCCGACGCTTCGAGTGCCGCGATGGTGATTACGCACGCCGGGGTTTCATTCCTGTCGAAGAACGCCACGGTTGCCTCGTCGAGCGTCACGTTCGCCACGAACGACACGATCAAGGGCACGGCCACCTTTAAGGTTGCCCGCTAAGCCCTGACGGAGGCCCGTCATGGCTACAGAGTGCGCGGGCGTCACAGCGTCGTGGAACTCCACGAACTTCGGCGAGGTCGTGGAGATCAAGGTCAACGCGGGCGGCAGCATGCCGCTCGCGCGTGCGAGCACCTGGGCATTTGACGCAGGCACTATAGATATTTCGTGCCTGAGCACTGCCAACGTCTCGCTGGCCCAGTATGGCAGGAAGGCCACGCTCGCCATCTCTGGCGGCGGGCTGACCTTCTCCACAAAGGCGATCTGCGAGCGGGTGCAACTCTCGGGCAAGGTAAACGACATCGCACGGTACGCGATGACGTTCAAGATCACGCCTGAATGAGGAATGAAATGGCACTGACCGCAGACCAGATTCTCGCCGCAGACGACGCCGCCCTTCTTGAAGTGAAGGTCAAGGAGTGGGGCGGCAGCGTGTTCATCCGCGTGATGAGCGTGGCCGAGCGTGACGCCTACGAGCGGATGTGGATTGGCAAGCGCGATACCGGCATCGACAACTTCCGCACGGAGTATCTCCAGCGGGTGCTCTGCGACGAGAAGGGCAGCCTGCTTTTCACGCGGGAGCAGATCGAAAAACTCGGCCAGAAAAGCTCGGCCGTCATGTCGCGGCTGTTCGAGAAGGCCACGAAGCACAACGCCATGAGCGAAGCGGACGTGGAGGAGTTGGCAAAAAACTGAACATCCGCCCGCTGAGACGGTTTCTGTTTCGGCTGGCGGGGCACTTGGGCATGACGGTCGGCGAGTTGTCCATGCGGATGGACAGCCGAGAACTAACGGAGTGGATCGCATACACGCGCTACTACGAAGCCATCCCCGACTCGTGGGCGGAAACGGGCCTCATCGCCTCGGCGGTCTTGGCCCCATACGCACAGAAGGGCAAGGCTCCGCAGGCCAGTGACTTCAATCCGATTGAGAAGCCGCCGCAACACCCGGACCAGATGAAGCAGGAATTGCAGAAGCTCCTCGGAGCGCTCGGGTAACAATCATGGCAACAATCCTCGGCCTAGCGATGAAGGTGACGGCGGACGCCTCGAGCGTCCCGAAGTCGCTCACGCAGGCCGAGCGTGCGCTTCAGAGTCTCAGTTCGCAGGTCGAGAAGTCCACGGCCGTCTTCGCCCCATTCACGGAGCGGTCGGCCGCTGCGGCAGCCGAGCAGGAGCGGTTTGCGGAGCGGTTTGCCAGGCTCGCCGATCAGTTGCAGTCCAAGGCGATTGGTCCGCAGGAATACGCCGCTGCGTTTGCCCAATTGAAGCAGGAGGCGAAGGCAGCGTCCGAGGCGTTCGCGGAAGGCATCCGCATCCAAAAGCAGTACGGAGACCAAGCAAGGGTCACTGCCGACGAAATCGCTAGGGCAGTGGATCTCCAGCAACGCGGTGCCATTGACCAGCAAGCACTGAACGCATTTGCCATTGAGCGACTCGGCCTCGACAAGCAGGCCGCCGCATCGGCCAAGGCTCGTTCCGATGCCGTCTCCGCTGCCGAAAAGCAGCAGGCCGAAGCGTTCGCCGAAGCCCGCAGGCTGGAAGAGCAGGCCGCAGCGCAGTCCGTCCGCGAGCGGGCTGCCTTGGAATCGCAGGCCGAAGCCATTCGCCAGCGGAACCTGAACGCACAGGAGCGATTCGACAAGGAGGTGCGTGCTGCTGCCGCACTCGAGCAGGCCGGGCTGCTAACGAAGCAGGAGTTCAACCGCGAACTAAACAGGCAGGCCGACCTGTTCGCGAAAGCCACCATTGCCGCCAACCGCTCCGGCCAAGCGATCCAGCAGGCAGGCGACGCAGGCGTGCTCAAGTTCAACGAACTCAGTGGCATCCTTGCGGCCCTGCCCGGCCCGATTGGCAATGTCGCCGGTCGCCTTTCTGGCCTTGCGTCCGCAGGTGAAGGGCTCGGCCGTGTGTTTGCCGGTGGCCTCCAGACCGGCATCGCCAACATCGGCGCGAGCGTGGCCGGTCTCATCAATCCATTCACCGCTGGGGCGGCTGCGTTTGCGGCGCTGGGTGCCGGGGCCGTGGCGGCTGGCCGCAATCTGATTCAGCTCGAAGGCGAGGTGGAGCGGCTCGGCCAGCTGGCTGATCGCGTCGGCGTGTCGTTCTCGTTCATCCAAGTGCTCGAGGCGGCGGCCCTGCAAACAGGCACCAGCGTCGAGCAGTTGGGCGGCGGTTTCACCCGGTTCCTGCGGGCGGTAAACGAGGCCCGCGACGGCACGAAGTCGGCCGTGGAGGCGTTCAAGAATCTGCGGATCAGTACCGATGCCGTCCGCGACGCCAACCCCGAGACGCTCTTCCAGCAAGCGGCGCAGGCGTTGGCTCAGATGCCAGACCCGGCCCAGCGGACAGCCACGGCCATGGCGCTCTTCGGGAAGAGCGGGGCCGAACTGCTGCCGGTGATCGGGCAACTCGGGGCGGCTGCGGCCGACCTGGAGCGGCTCGGCGGGGCGCTCACCGATCAACAGCGTGCCGACATCGACGCCTTCGGTGGTGCGATGGATCGCTTGGGC